TATTGGAATACCAATTAGCTTTCTTTACATCCATTAAACAAGCTTCTGCTGTACTGCCATGTTTTGCACCAAACCTCATTGTGTATTTCAAAATTTGTGAACGCAAGAAACCAACCACCTCTAGTGGAGATAGTTGGCTTACGATTGCATCATAAGTCTGAATACTTTTTTGATAATGTTTTGGGTTCACATCTTCAGACATTAATATGGTATCTCCTCATTATTATTTTCTGGTTTTTTATAAACCTCTTGAACTTTGCCTGACATATCTGGAATGTTAGGATTTTTTTTCTTTCTTTCTGGATCAGTTTGAATCCAAACAGATAAATCTTTAACTTTACCATCTACATTAAGTTTTCCAGTATAATGAGGATAAGCTTTACCAGCTACATCTGTTTCTTTAGGTTTTCTTTTCCATAGACTAATTGTATTATCAAAGTCTGCCATTGTTTTTTCCTTGTTTGTTTTGTATTTGTGATTTTAGTTTTGTGTATTCTTTTTCAACTCTCAAATCCTCAATAGGATCTAATTTAATTTGGTTAAGTTCAGACTCAAATTGTTCTACATAAATCTGATAATTTTTTTCAAATTTATTTGGAGATGTTTCATCTTTAGCCATATCGTTTAATTTCTTAATACAATCGTTTGCTAATTGTGTTGTATCAACTTGAGTTATAGGTTTATCTTTGATTATTTTTTTATTATCAAAAGTTTCATCAGTTCTAATAAATTCTTCCATTTCTTCTGCTGTTGCAACTTCTGAACCCATAAACCCAGCAAAACTTAATCCTCTACCAATACTGACAGATTGTGCTTTTTCAAAATCTTTTTCTTTAATGTGCATTTGTTTTGACTCACCATTACTTATACACTTGCCATCTAATATAATGCTTGAAACAAATTTATGTGAACCTGATGATAGCTCTATACTTTCAGTTAAAATTTGTAATCTGTCTCCAAAATATCCTCTAACAAAATTAACTCTATATGGAACACCTAAATAATCTTTGTTACCTTTTACTTTTATAAAATCACTTTTTTTAATTCCTGATTTAAATTTTGCTATTGCATCTATTAAACTTTTTTGTTTCATTTCTCTCCTTGTTTTAATTGTTTAATTTCTTCTGAAAGCTCACCATTAATTTTTTGGTGCTGCTCATTTACATCATCTAATCTTTTTATTTCATCGTTACATCTTTCAATTTCATTATCTTGAGATAAAAGTTTTGCATTTTTAAAAACTAACTTTTCAATCAATTCTGATTTATCTAAAGTTTCGTAATGATCTATTAATTCTTTAAAGTCCATAAATACCTAGAAATTTATTTTTTAATTCATCAGGAACATTCTCCCACATGAAAGTATTTTTTTTAATATCTGAAACATCTGGCACACATAACCAGGCTAACTTTTCTACATCACCATCAGCTATTTCTAATTTCTTTTGCCAAGCCACCTCATACATTGATAAAATTTTTAATGCTTGATCTAAATTTTCTTGCTTTAATTCATCACAATTATTTTCAGTAAATAATTTCCTATCACAATTACTAGCATAACTTAAAAATGGTGGTAGAGAACATGAGTGTTTATATAATGCAATTTGCATTACATCACTAAAGTATGGTCTTTGTGGAACTTTAACATTACTATAAACCCAATCATCAATTCTGTTATCTATTAATTTTTTAGCTGTTCCTTTATTAACAGGTTTTTTTAATGGACTTTCTTTAGCTGCACCAAAACAATTTTTTAAATCACCAAAATTTTTAGTACCAACCAAATCTAAATACATTAACCAATATGTTTCTACATTAGGTAGCCAAGCTGTATATTCTATTTCTGCTTTAAATGTTTGAGCTTCTAATTCTGCTAAATTAGATAAGTGATTTTGTGCTGTAGCTTTTAAATTTTTAATAATAAATTTAAATTTATATTTATCTTTATCGTTAAATGGAAAGTAAGAGTCTATTTCTTTTTGAATTTTATCGCTATTAATTACATCATCTAATGTTTCATATTGATTTGTAGATACAAATAATTGCACAACATCATGCACAATATTACCACCTTTAAAACTGGCATTGTTTAATTTACTTGTTTCTTTTGGAAATAATATTTTTTTAAATAATCTGTCTGAATGTTTAAGACAAGCTGTGCTTTTTGAAGTGTGCTGTAAACCGAATTTTGTGTAGCACTCTGCAACTTTTCTGATTCGTTTCTCCATACCTAGTATCTACACTATGTATAGCTGAAAGCAACTTAATTATCACTCAATGATAAATGATTAATAATCCCAAAATTGTGGAAATGATGAATACTCAATTCTGCTAGACCAACTTAAATCAATATTGTCAGCAAGTGTTTGAATTGTTTTTCCTGTTGATGATGATTTATCAAGAATATCATACTTACCATTACTTTTAGGTTCAATAAAACCAACCCAAATTATTCTAGTTTTTTTATCTTGAGCTATGCTAAACATATTATCAGCAGTATAACTAACTAATTTTCTTGGTTTAAATAGTCTAATCATACCACTTGATATAGGATTTTTTGAAGTTATTGCTTGATAACCATTATATCTAGTTGGTACTGCAATTTTTTTTATTTCTGATTTTTTAAACAAACCAACTTGTGCATTACTATAACTTGCACCAATAATATCTACATAAGTTGATTCACCTAAAAAAAACATTGGTGCAATATAATGATCTCCATTAGTTCTAAATTTATTAAAGTATTTAGATAAATCTCTAGCCAATTCTAAAGCTCCAAAATAATGAGGTGAGTTAGGATCTTTATTAATAAGTCTTGATATTTTAACTCTCATATTTGCATAATCTTTTTTAGGGTAAGTATCTTTTATAAAATCGTCAGTTGTTTTTTTAAATTTTTGTTTTAAAAAATCTAATCCTTGTTTTCTAAAACCATCATGTTGATCATCAGGCATATTAATAGTTTTATATATTATTTTAAATTTGTTTGTAGTCTTTTTATTTATCATAGGTTGACAATATACTTACTTGATAGTGGTTGCAACATAGTTATCAATGGTTATTAATTATGTTAAATGATTCATTTTTTAATAAATGAATTGTGAAGAATTATGAGAGAAAATGCAAGTAAAATAAGGGTTTTTTTTAATTGAAAATATTTTTTTTAATTTTAGGATTAGCTGGTGGTGATGTAGACCCTGCAATCAGTCTTATAAAAATACCTATATCCACAGAGATAAAACGAATCTCTTGTGAAGAAGCTTTTGAAAAACATACTACCTGGAAATTAAATCCTCATTACGAAGTAGGCAATAATCAGGTTTGGGGTTATCACACACACAAAGATAAGCCTGTCATCTTACATTTTTGCAAAGACAAAAAAGGGAATTGGGTAAGATGAGTCCAGAAATAGAATTAGATTTATATGAGATAACTACTGCAGCACAAACTGGTTTATTAAGAGTTACTGAAAGCATTAAATTAAACCAGGATTGGGGTCATAAATATTCTGGAACATTAGAAGATAAAATTTCAAAAAGTATTAGTGGAGCTATGGCAGAGATTAGCTTATGTAAGTATTTTGGCATACCATTTGAGTTTCATACAAATGTAGGTTCAGCTCCTGATGTTAAATACAAAAATTATAATATCCAGGTTAGATCACAAACAGTTAAAAAAAATAATAACAACTCACTTATTATTAGACCTCAAGGTGTTAAGCCAAATGAAATTTATGTATTTATATTAAGTGAAGCTCCCAAATTTACTATTAAAGGTTTTATAAATAGTTCTGCTGTAATTGGTAAAGATAATTTCTTAACAGATTTTAACCTTGCTAGACCTAAAGTTTGGGCAGTACCTCTAAATATTTTATCACCAATTTTATTATTAAAGGATGGAGCATGCAATTAAATGTTCTTGATTTATTTTCTGGCATTGGTGGTTTTAGTGTTGGGTTGGAAGCTACCGGTAAATTTAAAACAATTGCATTTTGTGAAAAAGATAAATTTTGTCAAAAAGTTTTACAAAAACATTGGCAAGGTACAACAATATATGAGGACATAAGAGATATAGATGGAACGAAAATCAAAGCAGATGTCATTACTGGGGGATTCCCATGTCAACCATTTAGCACAGCAGGAAAAAGAAAAGGAACAGAAGATGACCGATACTTATTTCCAGAAATGTTCAGAATCATTAAAGAGACTCAAGCAAGGTGGGTTATTGGAGAGAATGTGCAAGGAATTGTTAATATGTCAGAGGGAAAAGTCTTGCAAGGAATACACAATGATTTGGAAGCCATCGGTTACGAAGTCCAAACTTTTATTATTCCAGCTAGTTCGCAAGGAGCTTGGCACAAAAGAAACAGAGTTTGGATCGTTGCTGCCAACACCAACAGCAGGATGTGTAGAGGGGGGAGAACAATCGGACAGAGTGGAGAGGAGCAAGACAGGGAAAGGATTTATATTAAGGAAAAAGAACAAACCGAACAACACCTATGGAGCAAAGCTGTCGGACACAATGTTATTTTTGGAAAAACAAAAATATCCAACTCCAACAACATCGGATGCAAAGGACATAGCTTACAATCCGATAACTTGCAAAAGGGAAATAATGCAAAACAAAATGTCAATACAAGTTTTAAAAAACAACAAACCTGGTGGGAAACTCAACAGCTTATTTGTGGAGTTCCTAATGGGATTTCCTATGAATTGGACAAGGATAGAACCAATAGAGTCAAATCACTTGGAAACGCAATCGTACCACAAATTGCAACAGAAATTGGCAAAGCCATCATCAAGGCAGAAGAAGAAAATGTATAGAACTCCAACTGCTATGGACACCGGTAACGATAGTTTTGTTTATGCAGCTAAAATATTAAATGGCAAAATAAATAGAAATTCAGACAGTAGGGTGCAAATTACTTTATCTACAGATGTTGCAATTAAATTTTTAAAGGACAATCCACATTTAATAAAAGAATATGACAAGCCATTTAAAATAAGACCAAATTTACCAAATAAAATTGATTTTATAAATTATTTAAAATCACAGACAAATATTAAACTTCTAATAAGTCAAACCAGTATTAAAAAAACTACAATAGAACATTGGTTTAGAAAAGATAATTCATTTTCTTATCCATCTGTAGAACATTGGAATCTAATTAAAAAATTTTTTAATCAACTTAAATATGACTATGAAATGACACATGAAGTTGAGGAAGATTGGAAATCTTGAACATTTATGGAGATATGAGAACTTGTATTAAATGTGCAGCTAGAGCTGACATAGTAGAAAAAGGTAAAGATTATTGTGCTGATTGTTATTCATTAACAATTTGGAAAATGCCACTTTCAAAAGTTGGAAAACATTTAGATAAAAAAGAGGGAATAAAATTAAAGGTGGTAACACCATGATTCCATTTCCTAAAAAAAAATACAATATTATTTATGCAGATCCAGCTTGGACTTTTAAAACTTGGTCAAGCAAGGGTGATGTTAAATCACCTAAATATGATTTAATGACAATTGACGATATAAAAAATATGCCTGTAAATGATATTGCAGACGATAATTGTATATTATTTATTTGGGTTACTTATCCATTATTGAAAGAGGGTTTAGATACGATTAAAGCCTGGAATTTTGATTACAAGACTTGTGGATTTAGCTGGGTAAAGAAAAACAAAAAAGCTGACAGCTTATTTTGGGGTTTAGGCTATTACACAAGATCCAATAATGAGATTTGCTTACTTGCAACTAAAGGTAAGCCAAAAAGAATATCATCTGGAGTCCACCAGGTAGTCATTGATAAAATTAGAGAACATAGCAGAAAACCAGATTGTGTCAGAAATAGGATT